AGATCGCTTTAGTGGCACCACCACCTAAGAAAACTAGGAAAGTTAAAAATGGAACACGGTAATCAGAAGACCGTCTACGTAGTACAAGTAGACAATAACAAAGACCTCTCGGACGCGAAGAAGTACGGTGCGTTGCGTGCGGTCTTCGGTAATCCGCGTAAACCTTATGACACGACAGGCATGGTCGCTAAGGCGCGTCGTGTCATGTCTGAATGGCAAAACGGCGACCACCTGTTGATGGTGGGTGACCCTACGTTGTGCGCAGTTTGCATGGTTATTGCAAGCGAGCGAGACGACATTATAAATGTGCTGAGCTGGGATCGTAACTCGTTCTCGTACATGCCTCAGCGTTGGGACTTTGGGCAAATGGGTCTCGACTATGATGATTTTGAAGCAGCGGATGACAAACCGCTTTAACCCACGAAAGGAGAAAAATATGTCAAACTGGCAAGACGCCTTGAGAAAAGGCAAACAGGACGTGCCGCCCCGTATTTGTATTTACGGCGGTCACGGTATCGGTAAGTCTACCTTGGCTAGCAAGTTCCCAGCGCCGATTTTTATCAGCACTGAGGACGGGCTAGACTCGTTAGACGTTACCAGCTTCCCGCGTGCAACTAAAGTTGAAGACGTGGTCGAGAACATCAAGACCCTCATCAAAGAGGATCACGAATTCAAGACCGTCGTAATTGACTCGGTTGATTGGCTCATCGAGCCGCTCATCGTGAGCAACGTGGAGTCCTCGCATGATGCGAAAGACCTTGCCTATGGTAAAGGTCAGATGCTCGTTGCGGAGGAGTTTCGCGAGATTTTGCAAGGGCTGACGTGCTGCGCGTAAAGCGCCGTATGAACGTCGTGCTGATCGCTCACGCTGCCGTCGTGAAGTTTGAAGACCCGCGTACTGAACCCTACGACCGCTTCCAGCCTAAGCTGCCTAACCGCTGCAACGCGCTGCTGCAGGAGTGGGCTGATGTGCTCGCGTTTGCCGCCTTCAAGGTGATCATTCGCAAGTCTGACTCCGGTTTCAACAATCAGAAGACCCGAGGCGTAACGACTGGTGAGCGCTTGCTTCACTTTGTTGAGAACCCCGCGTTCGCTGCTAAGAACCGGTACACCTGTCCTGACGATATTGAGATGACAATCGAAAATATCGAAAAACTGATCCCGATCTCTAAATAACTTAAGGAAAATTATCATGGCTAAATTTGGCTTTGACGTCTCTGACGTCACCCCTGACACCGGTTCTACCGGTGGTTCGTACGACCCCATCCCTGATGGCGAGTACACGTTGAAAGCGCTTGAAGCTGAGGAAAAAGCAACCAGCGCCGGTACGGGTTCTTACATCAAAGTAAAGTTTGAAGTCGTTAAGGGTGAGTACACCGGTCGTTTGATCTGGCAAAACTTCAACGTCAACAACCCGAGCGAGAAGGCTCAACGCATCGGTCGTCAACAGCTGGTCGCATGGTCTACTGCCTGCGGTAAGCCTGACGCAGACAACACTGACAAGCTGCTTGACAAGCCGTTCACGGCGGCGGTAAGTATTGAGAAAGGTACTGGTGGCTATTCTGACAGTAACCGCATTAAAGCGTTCTTGTTCAATCAGGAAGCCGCCCCAGCTAAGGCAGCGCCTAAGCCCGCCGCTAAAGCTGCCCCCGCAGCCGCCCCCGCTAGCAAGTCCGCTAACCCTTGGGATTGAGCCATGGTAGCCATCCCGCCCAGACCAGAGCAGCAGATCATTAACAGGGTCTACGCTGCTATCGAGGCAGAGAAGTCGTCAACTGACCTCTACCTCGGGCGGCTTGGCTCGTCTTTTATAGGCGAAGAATGCATACGACAGGTCTGGCTTGATTGGCGCGGGTTCGCCCGCGAAGGTTTTGAAGGACGTATGCTTCGCCTGTTTGAGACGGGACACTTGCAGGAGGAGCGGATCGTAGCTGATCTGCGCCGCGCAGGGTTTGCCGTCTGGGATAAACAGGAAGACGGTCGCCAGTTTGAGTTCATAGATGAAACCGGTCACTTCATAAGCAAAGTGGACGGAGTTATCAAAGATGTGCCGGATTGCGACACACCACACGTGCTTGAAGTCAAGACGCACAACAAGAACAGTTTTAGCGGCGTTGCTAAAAAGGGTATCCAGGAGTCTAAACCGCTGCATTACGCTCAGGTTCAGATTAGCATGGCGCTCGGCGGCTTTACCCGCGCCCTTTACGTCGCGGTCTGCAAAGACGATGAACAGTTCTACGTTGAACGTGTCAAAGAAGACAAGAACGAGCAAAAGAAGCTGAAGCAGAAAATCATTAAGCTGACCGAGGCGCGTCTGCGCCCCGCCGGTATCAGTGATGACGGTAGCAGCTTCGGATGTAAATTCTGTAGCATGAAAGCGGTCTGTACCCGTGAGGCTGAACCCTTACGTCACTGCCGTACATGCGCTATGGCCACTCCGACCCCAGCAGGGACTTGGACGTGTGAACTCAACAAGGTAACTCTCAGCATGGACGCTCAGCGTGCTGGCTGTGAGAATTACGAGGCATTATGATTACAATCGGTATTGATCCAGGACTCAGCGGCGCTATCGGCTTTCTACGTGACGGCGTTTTTGTAGCCGTGGAAGACATGCCGATTGTAGCCAAAGGCTCAGGGGCTGTGAAGAACGAAGTCGACCCCGCTGGGTTGATCACCCTGCTCAGAAAGCACGTCCCCGCTGAGGAGGCGGTATGCGTTGCGCTTGAGCGGGTGAACGCCATGCCTGGACAGGGGTCGTCTTCTATCTTCAGTCTTGGGGATAGCTTCGGCTCTGCCCGAGCTTCTATTGCGGGGTGTCGGTTTGAGACAGTTTACATGACTCCATCGCAATGGAAAAAACATTTCAAACTGACTAGCGACAAAGAGATGAGCAGGGCGCTCGCGATTCGCATGTTCCCTGAAGCGCCGATGAATCTGAAGAAACATTCTGATCGCGCAGAAGCATTGCTCATGGCTCGCTGGCTTTACGAGACGAGGTATAAATGATTGAAACTCATGTTAAGGGTATACCCTGCCAAGTCACAATGACCGCAGGCTATTATCAGAAACCAGACCACAACACTTGGGCTAGTGACTGGGATTACTACGGCGGCTGGTTTGACGTAGAGTTCGAAGTGTACGACCGTAAAGGTTATCGAGCCGCATGGCTTGAAAAGAAGATGACCGCAGAAGATGAGAAGCGAATCATCAAAGAGTTAACTGAAAAAGCAGGAGAACATTAATGGAAGTTTTTGAACCCAAGTGCCCATGGCACATTCAAGTCGGTGATTTGTTCATCGCTCCTGGCCGTGTACCTAATACGGGCACGGTCTGGATTGGTGAGGTGAACGGCAAAGAAGGTGGAGAGTTTAAGACAGGTGGAGAGTTCAAAACTGAAGCTCTAGCCGAAGTGCTCCGCAAGTTTTATAACGAGAACTTTTGATGCCGAAAGTAACCCCTACTCGGGTTAGAAAGCAGGTGGGGGTTAACCCTATCGCTCAGGCTGTAGCGCGTGAACTCATGCGTAAATCCATCGTTGATCAGAAAATTCAGCTCTATTTGACCGAAGAAGGTGAAAGCTGTGTTGAATTCTGCGCCCCGATCAGGATGCTGTTTCACGCTCTGATAGCGACCGCCACCTTAGACCCGAAGGTGAAGTCAGACACTTATGAAGTAAAAATCATTCGCGGATCTATTTCTGCGATTGACCAGATGATAGCTGATAACTCATACCGCCGCATAAATACTGTTTCACTCGAGACCGGATTAGACTGCGCCTACGAATTGGTAGGTAAAGTCAACTCCGAGTTGTTCAATCGAGAATGGAACAGACTTGCGGGCGGTGTGTGATGCCGTGGGCGTATATTCGCTCACTGCTCGGACCAGGATTGCATTGGGACAGAACCCAACCGCAACTGTTGGCAGCGATAGCTCAAGCGGATAAGGATGGTCAAGCCGACGCCGCTGAGCATATTCGCATCATACTACGCCTACGTAACCGCGTACTCATGGACGTTGAGCAAAAAGAAACCCCGCCGGAGCGGGGTTAAAAGTGGCAACTGCTCTTTGAGGAGACAGCGAAGTGAAGTTTACTTCATTTTCTTCAGGTCAGCTTCGATATCAGCATCGATGTCCGGACCGATTAAGCGACCGCCAGGAATATTAGGTATGTCGGCAGCTTCAACATTCTCCGGT